GACTACAAACGGTTTTGCAATCTCCTCGGCCACTGCTGGCCTACCCTCGAACACAATCTCATAGGCTTCCAGTATCTTGTCCCGCCGCCGCTTCTTTTCGCTTGAGGCTTTGTCAAAGCGGGCCTTTAGCTTCTTTCCGTCGTGCGTATCGATAACGACGATGGGACTCACATAATCCCAAGTCGCACCGTCCCACGTTCCTGTATCCCATCCGCCATCCATCACGCCACTTCAACGCCGGTAACACGCCCATCAGGGCCGCGCACAACGCGCTTAGGCGCACTCAGAACGCCCAGCATGCCGTTGATGTTCTCCATCGTTGCGCCGTGCATATTCGCCATATTCCCATGCACTTCTGCCATTCGGTCGGTCGCCGCCTTAACGCTGTCGCCAAGCTCTTGGACCAAGAGAGAATTGGCGGCAAGCTGCGAATCGAGCATGTCGCCGCCTGGATTTGACGATATCCGAGCGACCATAACCTTGGTTGCCGCATCCAGTTCGGCCTTCCAGCGGTCCATCTGCTCGCGGCTGCTCGTTTCGGTCGCCTTGATCTGGGCCTCGTATTGCTGGCGCTGTGCTTCGGTTTGCGCCGCCGCCTGGAGCTTCATCTGCTCGATCTGCATGTCGGCCTGGATCTTCGCCTGCGCGATCTGAGCGTCCATCTGAGCCTTAGCCTGAGCCGCTTGGCCGTCGGCCTGCATCTTCATCTGGGCGAATTGCTGCTCGGCCTGGAGCTTCATCATCTCGGGGTTCGGCTGCTCCTGCTGCGGTTGCGCCTGCTGCTTTTTGAAGTCCTCCAAGACGCGATCCAGCGAACCTTCGATTATGCGAGCGCCCTTGAAGGCCCCGGCACCGTATTTCATCAGGTCGATCAGCATCGGCACCAATTCAGGCGATGCCTGCGCTGCCGGCAAAGCCTCACGCAAGAATCCGCCGAACGCCTGGATGAACTCTAAACGGTCCTGCTTGTTCTGATTCTCGTCAATCTGGACCAGGGAATCGGATGCGACTTCGATGCGGAAGCTGCGAAGCGGGTCATTTTTCAGCAGTTCCAGCGCCTGCGGGATCATCTGCTGGTCGGCTTCGGTCATCTGCATGGCAGCGGCGTATTGCAGGATCGTCTCGGGCTGGAACTTGGTGCAGATGATCTGCGCCTTCATCCTCAGCAACGATGTGGCAAACAGCGCCACCTCCTCTTGCATCGCCCGAAGCCTCAGCCCTGCATACTGGCCCTTGATCTGTTGAGCGGTGGCAGTTTCAGACGCCGATGTCTGGCCTCGGATGATGTCGCTAATGCCGGTGATCTCGTAAATCTGCGCCTTGATGTCTTCTCGGGCGCGATAGCATTGCGTCAATGCGTTCGACAAAACGTCCAGCGGCAACAGGTCGATGCTGCCCTTCAATCCACCCTTTTCGGAGAATCCCATCCACTTATCGACCGGAATCAGCGAATTATTGTCGCCTTCGGTCATCAATCGCTGCAAAGCGGGCTGCGATGCGTCATAGACGCCGCGAACCCGCAAAGCCTTCACCAAGCCGTCAATCCGGTCGGAAAGGATGTCGAGTTCGTTCGCCTGGTCCTGATACAGCACGAAATCCGGCACCGGCATCAACGTATCGGAGGTCATCGTGGAATATAACGGCTTCGGGCAGGGGAAGAACTCCTCCAACCCCAGCGGATCATCCCGTTCGTCAATAAAGTCCGGTAAGCCCTTGCTTATCCAATAGACTTTGCCAGTCGTCTTGCACCACAACTCGCAAATGCGGGCCTGACTCGCGTCTTGCTTCGCTCCGCGACCGGAAAGCGGCTCTGGGCTGCTGTCCATTGGGATAGATTTGGCTTTTTCAGCACCAAATCGCTCAATAATGGCGTCTTCGTTCATGTAAACCCAGCGCCAAACCTCGGTTACCTCTTCCCAGGTGCGGGCGATGTTATGGCCGAAATCCTTCCAATGGACGTAATCGGTTGGGGCGCACTCGTAAACAATCTCCTCCTGGACCTCAACCTCGCCGGCAGTCGGGTCAACGGATTCATCCTGTGGCGCTTCGTAGATGTCCGCTTGCTCTGGGGCCTCGGTGGCGCCCAACTCCTCATCGTCGGAGTCCTCGGTGATCTGTAGCCCGTCCTCCGGCACATCCTGCTCGCGAACATGCGGCTCATACCGCACCCAGGCCACGCCGCGACCGCCCAGGAAGCGATCCTCGACGCAGTAGGTCATCGTTGCGCGGAAATCAGGGTAATGCTCGACCTCGAAGTCCAGCGCCCGCTCGATCAACAGCGCGGCCACGCGGCCAACCTGGTCATTGTCACCGAATCGACGCGCCACATCGGCCTTGGGAAGCTTGGCATACACCGCTGGGATGAGCGTCTGGACGTTTGACCACAGAATGTTGAACTTGGCCGTGTCGCTGCTGCTTGCCGTCCGCGTGTCGTCACGATAACGGCGAATGATGCGCGTGACCCGCCCTTCCCACCGCTTGAACTCGGTTTCGTAGGCGGAAACAACTGCGAGATATTTCTCGACGCCGGTAGCGGTCATGTCAGCCATGTTGACTGCCCTTGGGTGTTGTGTTTAGATAACAGGTCGCGACAAACAATGGAGAGATTGCCATGGCCGTAGAAATTTGGTCGGAAGACGGGCGCCCCATCTTGTATGGGCCGCCCTACACGGAAGAGGAGGAAGAGGCCTTCGTTTATCCCAGCTCGATTACAGGGGTGCTTCATTCTGACCCCCGCGGCGGAACGTCTCTTCCATCACCCCCGCAGCCAGAGCCGGCAGCAGAACACCGTCCTTCACCGCCTGCTCCAGGCGGCCGATCCAGCCAGGACCAGCCGCGATAATTTTGCGCAGGTTCTCGATCCCTTGACGCCCTGGCCCCCAAGCCTTCGACCACGATTTGTCGCGGGCGAGGCGGTCAGCGGCGGCGAGCGGGATATAGGGGTTTTGATCGAACGCTGCCCGCATCTGCGGGGTCACGTTCAGCTTCTCGAGCACCCTGGTGGTCACCGGCGCGCCGGCCTTGTCGCCCATGGGCCACAGGTCTTCCAGGCCGGCATAGACGCTGTCGACCTTTGCCCGCTGGGCAGTCGTGCCGAGATCCGTGTTTATGCTGTCCAGCGCCGCGGCGAGCCGCTTGCTCTTTTCCACTTTCGGCGCGCCGGGATAGAACTGGGTCGACGTGATGCCTTGCCCCGTGTCGGCGACGTCACCCAGGCCGAACGGCTTCATCTTGGTCTGGACGGCGAGCATCTCTTCCGGCGTTGCCGCGCGCGACATGGGGAACGTGAAGCTATTGCTGTCGCCCATGCGACCGCCTTGCCAGATCTTGTGAGCGGCGCCGGCGTCTTGCGCGTCGATGGTGGCGCGAACGTGTTCGCCAGCGTCCAGCATCGCACGATCGCCGCCCAGGAGGCCCTTGGTGCCGCCCTCACCGACTTCGAAGCCGACCAACGGCCGCGCTACGTTGCCGGGATTTTGTTGCAGCTTGCCATTGGACACATAGTGGCCCTGCATTGGCTGCGTCGGCAGCACCCGCGCCGCGATGCCGGTCTCACCGAGGCGCAAACCGCCATAGATCGCATCACGGGCGCCGGGGGCCAGCGCCCAAGAGCTGCGCGGGTCAGCGGCATAGGCCTCGACTTGCGCCTTTGGCGCGTTCTGCGCGCCCGGCAGGTGGCCCGTCAGCGCACCCGGCTGGCTTTCGTAGGTCGCGAAGGCCGTGTGCTTGGGGTAGAAATCGCCGATCGTCTTAGTGGCCTGGGTGAAGGCCTCCTCATATGCGGCAGCTTGCGCCGCTTCGGGCGACAGCCCGGCTGCGAGGTGCCGCTTTAGGATGGCGGGCCGCTGCTCGAGGATGGCGAGGGCCTTCTGGCGCACCCATGGTGCAGCCTGGATCTTCTCGCCCGTCCAGTCGTTCCGGCCGCCGACCTGCGCCTTGTTCGCACGATCGACCGATAGAGCGGTCTCGTAATCCATGAATTTATGCTGCGCGGACGTCATTGCTGCCGCTTGATCGGCGCCGCTGGCCTCCGTGTATCCCCAATTGCGCGCGGCGCGGAAATCGTTCACGCCCGTGGCGCCGGGTGCGCGCGCCTGATCGGGGTTGACGAGGCGGGCATATTCGCCGGTCTTCTCGCCGAGCTGCAAGAGGGCGGGGTTGCCGGCGCTGTTCGATCCGGCGCGCCCTGGTGCGTTAATCGCGCGCCGGAGGGCCTCGTGCTGGGCCGGGTAGTGGCCCATCTGATCGTATCCCTGCAGGAAGCCGTTATTCTCCTTCAGCGCAAACGCAAGCTCGCTGTCAGGGCTCACGCCGGCGGACGATTGCCCGTGCAGCTTTGCCATCCACTCGTTTTGCAACGGGTCATCGCCGGTCACGTCGCGGATGGCCTTCCTGTATCGGTCATACCAATCGGCGCCTCGAGGATCGGCGGCGACGTAATTGTCGTAATTCTTGCGGATATTGGTCAGCCCGCGTTTGCCGCCGATGTCACGCGGCCCGCCGATGTAATACCCCTCCGATTGCTCGCCGGCCTTGATCAGGTGCGGCTCCTTGCCCGCGACGGCGATCGCCTCAGCGGCAGGCATTTCGGCAATGTCTGGGAGGTCCGTCGACCGCTTGACTGGGGCGGCCTTGCCGACCGGAGCGACTGGGGCGACGTCGGCCGCCAGGGACATCGTGGCCTGCTCGATCGCCGTGGGGGCCGCTGGCGCCTTGGCATCGCGGCCGGCCTGGAGGGCGGCTACGCGCCACTCGGGCGAGCCCTTGACCAGGGCAGCCTCTGCGCCGGGCACGAATGGCCTGGGCGTCAGCGCCTTCGTGATCGCCGGGACGATGCCCTTGCCAATGTTGCTAGTGGCACCGAACAGGGCTTCCGCAATGCGAGGGTCAACCGGCTGCTCAAGCGCATATCGTTGATAGTCGCCAATGCCACCGCCGCTCGCCCTTATGCGGTCCCAGACCTGGGCGTCGGTCATCATCGGTCGCGGCCCTTGGTCGCCGCCTAGCGCACTATTAACCGTTTCCCGAACGCCCTGCCACTGCTCGCCCAGGCCCTCAAGCGTGGGCGGCTCGCCGCCGTCGAACTCACGGCGCTTCAACCGGGCGTTGCCGTAGTAGTTCAAAGCCGCCGCTAGGGTGGACGGGTCAGCCATCTAGAAATCCTTACGCCAATTCAAAATGCCCCGTTTATCATATGGGCTAAGGTCACCCCTGGCCGACAACTCGCCACCCAAAAACGGCAATCCACCGCTGAGGCTGTAACTAGGGCCATCAGGTGACGGCATAACTTGGCCTGATAATCTGGCATCGCCAATGGTTGTGCCGTAACCAAAATTCGGAACTATCTTACCGTCAATCAATGATACGCCAGCGTTTGCCCCGCCGACATCCACTTGGGCCGAAGGCACCATTTCACGACCGCGCGATTGTCCGCCTAACCCAAGATTAAGCCATTCCGTTGGGCTGAAGTTAACATTTGCGCTGTTTATGTCAGCATTTCCGTCGGTTGGCCGGATGCGCATTAAATTGGCGTTAAGCTTTTCGCCGCCAACATTCGCAGAATCAACCTCTGACGCGGAGTTCTGCAGCGCCAGGATTAACTTTATTACATCTTTTTGCGATTCACTCACTCATGCCTCGCTGCGCGGCCCGCTCTTGCTGCTTGCGCATGATGGCTTCAAGAATTGCCTGCTCCTCGGGGCCAAGAGCAGTCTCAAGCGCCGCCGGAAAACCGTCTGGAACATCGGATCCGCCCCTAGTAGCGCCAAACGGCAACTCGCCGTCCATTGGCGTCCCAGAGCCAGTCGGCGTTGCCGGGTCGAACCCAGGCATCTGGTCAATGCCTTCGTTAGGGGCTTCGTAAACCCCATTGCGCGGCTCTAGCTGGGCCTGCACGTTGTTGGGAGCGCCCATATACTGAAGCGCGTCGATAATCCGCTGGGTGTCTGAGTTCATGGCTTAATCCTAATCGTTGCGCTCGGAGATAGCCTTGGCCTTGCTTCGCGCATCCTCTTTGCTTGATGCGCCCCATGCCTTCAACGCCAACGCCAGTCGTGTCGGCTTGCCGTTTTCAGCCATCGGGCCAGGCATATTGCCCATGCGGGCCAGGAACGATGCACGACGGGGGTTGTCGCCAGCCTTAACCGGGGGCTTCAACGTGCCGCCAGTCTCGGCTTTGTAAGACGCACGGCCCTTGGCGTTCAAGCCGCCCTTGGGGTTCTTGCCT